TCTTTTCCTCGAATATTCAATAATAGACCACAAGACTCTTTAGGATCTTGGTCTTTCGCATGAACAAGTGCTTCTTCTTTCCAATTCATGCTATGAACGTACCAATCGAAGGAAACTCTGTTCTAGTACATTGTCTTTTAGGTGCTCGAATACCAGCAAGATCAAAAACAGCAGCTAACTCAAATTGTACAACAGTTCTATTTTCTGCTGATTTTCTATCTATTTTGTAAATCTCTTGAGGAAATTCTGCGGTAGGGTCTGGTGTGCCTAATGGATTTGTACTGTTAGGAAAGTTAACAGCGTCAAGATAACGTGCCAAGGTTCTAATCCTCGTCACAGTAGCTCCTGTCAAATCATTTCCTGTGGTTACAGCATTTACATTTAACAAAATAGCTGTAATGGTTCCAAGAGCATTACTGACAGTAAGAGTAGGTCTAGGTAATTGACCTTTTGTAAAAGCAAAACCTTCTGCCTCTATTGGCATTTTTAAATATTGGTTACCAGCCCAAATAATATCTCCGTTAGCGTTTAAACTCGTTCCATTATGGAATCTATACGTTTGTGCAGAACCATGTAAAGTTGCATCAGTTGTTAATGTAAATAATTCAATAATTGCTGAAGGGTTGATCTTTTGTAGATCAGTAATAATCGGAGCAGTACTCATGGTTCAAATACTTCTCTAAATGTTGTTTGAATCGTTGCTCTATTGTTATATGGTATAGATTTAGACCACGCTTCGCAAACAAATTTTTGTGCAGTAGATTCCCCAGGAGCAGTAAAATCAAAGCTATCACTGTCATTTGCACGGGCATCAAGAAAGGTCTCTATTTCGTCTGCTTCGACTTCAGAGACATTAAAAGTAAAGTTATAAACTTTTGGATTTTGATGTTCTGCTAATCCAAATAATATTCTATGTTCAAATCCATCAGCAAAACGAATTGTTCTGGTATTTGGTGCGGATCTTTTTTGTTGCCCATAAACAGGCTTGATCGAGGGAAACGTAGCCATTATGCAAGCATACCTCCTGGTCGTTTTTGTTTAATTAATTCTGATTGTATAGCAACTGAAATCATACGACCAAGTTCTCTACCTTGTTCTTCATCTCCTTCAACAGAAGATCCAGAAGCATCTACATTTACCACAATATTTGTTGAACTACCCATACCACCTAAATCATGATTTGGAATAATATTTCCTGATTGATTAGGAACAAATAATTCTGGTCCTTTTTCTCCAACAATATAAGGTTTTCTCATGCCTACAGGACCACCATTTGCTGCTAATTCTGGAATACTTCCAATACCTTGCACATTATCGGAAGGTGTAAAGTTAAATAGATTTAAAAAACTTCTTGATATTTGAGCAGCAACCATTTGAGCAGCCATGTCAAGAAATGCATCTGCAATTCTATTAAACATATTTCTAAACGCATCAGTAACAGACATAGTACCTTTAACTATTCCCTTAAAGGATTCTTCAAATGATGAACCTAATGCTTTGCTTATTGTAACTACTTGCGTTCCAGCACTTTGTAATTCAATTAATTTTTTATCAAGAGTTTCAATTTCATTATTAACAACAGTTAATGAATCAGCTAAAGCAGTTGTTTCTTCAATAATTTTTTTGAATGCTTCTATTTGTTGTTCATTTGCATCTTCTCCTGTAAGTTCTTTAAATTCTTTTAGTTTTTGTTTTAATAATTCTGTATTTCTTATTCTTTGACGATCCAAGAAACCTTTTGTTTGATTTAATTTTATATTTTTTTCTTCTTCTTTATTTAATATCTCCATTGCAAGACTAGCACTCATCATTGAATTGCTAAGTTCTAATAAATCTTTTACATCTGCTTTTGCATCTTGCACATTGTCAACACCAAAAGCTCTTGCTGTTTTTAATTGATCTCCAGGTCTACCTTCTAATTGTTCAAAAAGACTTAAAAAATTTGCTAAATCTTCTGGCCTCATACCTGTTCTTGTTCCAACAGGACTAAAATCTAACTGACTAAATCCTTTATTTTTAATTACAGCTTGTAAACTTCTACCTTCTGAACCTGGTAATATTGCAGATAAAAGTTTTGTAATACCTAATCTTTCATTAAGATTTGCTATTACACCTAAAAACTGCGTACCTAGTTTTGCAATTTGAGATGATATTTGTGTAACATCATCTCCAAATTGTGTAAGATTTTTAAATGTATCTCCTCCTAGTAATATTGTTGTTTGCCTTACTGCCTCATCAAAAGCAGCCTGTTTACCTCTAGCCTTTTCTAACAACTGAATATTTCTACCAATAATCGTATTGCTTTCACCTAAAGTCTCAACAATCTTAGTTGTGTCTTGACTAAATTTTCCAAATGCTTGACCTAACTCACCAACTTTTCCAATAGTTGTATCAATTAAAGATCCAATTTGTGTACCTACTAAAGACAGAGCAAAACCAAACTGACCACCAAGTAATCCACCACCTGCACCACCTAAAGCACCACCTATAGCTGCTCCTCCACCTTGTCCAAATAACAAAGGAAAAGCTCCACCAATTAATGCACTTGATCCAACTTGATCTCTTACTCTTTTATCTCCTCTTTTGAATCTTTTTATTCTGCCTCCTAAAGTGTCTCGCAATCTATCCCTTTCTTCTATTCTTAATCTTCTTTCTCTTCTTCTAGTACCTTTATCTGCTTGAGGTTGTCTTAATAAATCACGTTGCTTCTTTAACTCCAAATTCATTTCTTTTATTCTTGCCGTTACTTCTTTAAAATCTTTCTCTGTAAAATCTAGATCCTTTCTTACCATCGTTAAAGTATCTAAATATCTTTCGATAGCATTAACAGTATTAGCAGGAGTAAAGTTTAATAATGTACCTAAATTTGTATTACTAAAACCAGCAACTCCAGGAACATTCCCAGAACTCATTGCACCAAATGTAGAAGCTGTTATCTTTGCACTCTCATTAAATCTTTGCAGAGACTTTACCTGTGCAGAAAAATTAAATTTAGTAAAACCTCTAGTAAATAATTCAAATTTTTCACTTGTAATACCAGTAGAAGCAGCAACATCTTTCATTCTTGTTGCTAATTCTCTTGTAGATGTAATACCTTTTCTATTTGCTCCATCGAAATTTAAAGCACCTCTGGTATATTCTTCAAATGCTTCGGCAGCTTTTTTTGTTGCTGTTCTTAATTCTTTTGCTTTTGCGATTGCATCTTTTGAAAAAGGACCACCAGATCCTGGACCTTTTCCAGTTTTCTTTTCTAATTCAGTTAATTTTTTTGTTAAAGATGCAACTGCACGATCAGCAGAAGTTAAATTCTTTTGTAATTTTTTTAATTGTTCGTCTTTAGTCCTGACATTAATATTAATTCCGTACTCTGCTGCCATTTACTCGACCCAATAAATTACTTCTATATTACCGCCTTCTGGGTTTCATGGCTTGTTTTTTTTGTACTTGTTCTTTATATTTCTCTTCTTCCTCATGTTTTAACTCAAAAAAACCTGCCCAACCAATCAATTCTTCTCTTGTTAAATTTTCAGTAAGTTGTTTTATTGTCATTCCTAACTCTTTAGCTAGGAAGAACATAAAATACCAATCTTTATTAGCTTTTTAATGCTGCTTTCGCTTCCTCCACTTTCAATTCATCACCAGATGTCATCATCGCAACTTGTATTTCTTGCAAAATAGTTGAGTTTACTTCTCTTCTTAATGATGCTTTATGACCATCTTGAAATAGTCTTTTGCCATCTTCATCTAATGCTTTTTCAATCATAAGATTCAAAGCGAACTCATTGCCATCATCACCTTTTGATTTTGCAAGTATAGATTCTCTTTCTGCAATAGTTAATGGATGCCAATAAATTTCTAATACTGTTTCTTCTCCATCTTTTACTTCATATTTATATTTTTGGCTAACACCAAACTTGTTTCTGAGGAGTTCAATCGCTTCCATAGTATTCTAATATAATATTTATATTATACTTATATTAGGCATTTGCTGTAAATTGACAAGAAATAATTCCTATAAAATGACTTCTATCCTCTATCTGTAACATAGTTGGACCATTTATATCAGCAACTCTTGGAGTGCAACTAAATGTATCAGTATAGTTAGAAGCATTAACAGAGGTAAGCCCATCAATAACAGATTCACTTATAGCAGATACAACTGAAGTTCCTTTATTTTTTGGCACATAAATATTACATTGAATAACACCAGAGTAATAATCAGAGGCAGCACCTTGATTTTGTATAGTTGATTGATTAAAACTTAAATTCATAGTTATATATTTCTTAGTTTTTCCAGGAGTTGTGAATGGCACATTATCATTAAGAACAGAAACAGTATTATCTGCTGCGACTACCGCATCTGTTACTGCTTTTTCAAAAGCTGCTCTGGCATTAACTAAAGTCATAATTACGAAGGTTCAATATAACGTTGAGTAGATCCAGGCTTGATCTTACCAAAACCACTGCCAGGTCTAGCTCCTACATATATCTTACCTTTCTCTCTCATATTATCTTTAATAATCTTGCCAGCTTCACCTTGAACCCATTGTGAAATTACAGGATTTTCAGAAGCGTAACCAGCATACTCAGCAGTATTACCAATATAAATATCTTTATCTCTAAATTTATAATTAGTATTAACAGGAAAACGAGGATCAATTACTGGATTATCAGGTCTTGAACCTTTTGGTTTCCAACCCTCACCACCTTTTGGTAAATCATGATCTCTTTTTATTGATGCCCAAGGCTCATGGTCTTCTCTGCGATCAGTTTGACCAATAGGAGTTCTTCTTACTTTCCAACTAGATGCTAAAAAACCAGTATAAACAGGACTAGCTTCAGCTGTACTTAAATTTGCATGAAGTTCTCTAATAGTTTGTGCAAAGTCAGCATCTAACTGTGCCATTTGATTATTCATAACATTTTCAGCATTAAACTCCTGTTCTCTTGGCATTAGAACCTCACCAAAATAGTAAACAAGTAAGTTTGTCCACCTTGTTTTGTATCAATATCAGTTATCTGTGCAACTCTTGTAGATCCAGCATAAGTTAATGTAATCTCATCATCAAAATCAGGTTGATTATCTCCGATAAGATCAGGTGTTATATAAATTTTTGCCTGTCTTATTTCTCTACTATCATCTTCAGTTGATCTTACATATTCAACTGGTGCTTTAATACTATAAGTCGTATCAGTTGTAGTGAATGCCCCTGTACTTGTGTTGTAACTGCCAGATGCTTTTTTTGTATAAATAATAGAAGAGTCAAAAGAAGAACCTAAGTCAGAAACAATCTGCTTAGCAACATTTTTAAATAATGAATCCAGTTGACCTGCCATTATCCTCTAACTACCCTCATTTGAAAACTACCTGCTCCACCTAGCATATATGCCCCAAGATAACTTTGTAACCAAGGATAAACATCTAAAATATTATTTATAGATCCAGTTCCCTGACTATCAGTATTATATTTAACTTGAATGTCACCTAACTGAACTTCAGAAAAATTGCCATCTTTACCAGTAGTGCCAGTAATAGCATCAGTATCATTTGCCAAAGCTCTAGCTAATTCATATTGTGCATACTTAATACCATTAGGAATCTTAGAACAAGCTAATTCGACACCATCTACTTGATAATTATTTCTTGGAAACTTTAATGCCTGTCCATCATCACATCTATCTCCATAAAAAACTAAAGTATCAATCCATCTAGCAGCAGATATTAATGATCTTTTCTTTTGATCATCTGTTTTATTAGTCCAAGTAGAAGAATCTGGGGAGGTATCAAAATAATCATTAGCTTCTGTCAATGTGACATAACTATTAGCATTTTCCCCTTTTATTGTTGCGTCTATAGTAGCTGCCACGATTAATAAAGTAATTTAGTTTTATTGTAGCGTAAAGAAAAAACCCCACCAATAATTGATGAGGTTTTGGATGACCACAACTTAATATTATTAAGGATTAGTTCCTGTATCAAGTGGTGAGTTAACGATTAGTTCAACTATAGGAATTAAATCAGCATCGTATGTGATTGCCCAGTTGTTATCGTTAGCTAATGCTGCGTTAGTTGGGTTATCAGTGGCGGATGTCCACTTAGTTCCCATAACGTGATAAGCACTGTGGTAATCAACAGACATAACATCCTGTTTAGATAAGATGTTTCTATCTGATTCAATACTTAGAGGAGATTGCTCACCTTCAAGAATTGTTCCTGACTTGATTAAGTAGCAACGGAACTCTTTTTGATGACCTGTTGTACCAGGATGAACTGTATTAACTTGTGAGTCAATAACAACATTCATTCCAGCAAATTGGCCGATGCTTGTTTCATTAACACCGACACCGCCACCACCCCAAGTTACTGCACCACCAGATGTAAGAGCAGATGTTGAGAATGTAAGCATACCAACTTGATATAGGTAGTAAGCAACAGATGGATGAACAACTAGAGTATCTAGCTCATCTCCTCTTGTTCCTAGAAGTGATCTTCCTCTTGCAACAGTAGAAGCTGTTAAGAAGTTATCAGTATCAGCACCAGAAGCAGCACCTTTAGATAAATCTAAACAGTTTGAACCTAATGGTCCAAAAGTAGATCCGAATAAACCATCTAACAAGCTGAATAGTCTTGCAGAGTTTAGTTTGTTGATAGCATCTGCAATTTGGTTTCTGATGTGACCCATTGGATCTTCACCAGCAGCCAATACAGCTACGTCATCAACAGCATACGCAAAACCTCTATGACAGATAGTTGCGATCTGTGTATCTGTACCAATCTTCTGTGGTGTCAAATAACCAGAGTTACTTGTACCCCATGTTGCTGTACCATCTAAAATTTCTTCAGTTGGTGTGATTGGGTTAAATTCTGGAACTTGGATTCTTGTTCCACCTTCTGTTGCGTCAAGAAGTGAGTTTCTTACAACAGCACCAGATTTTAAAAATGCACTACGTTCCTTGATAGCTTCGGAAACATATGTGCTTAAATTATTTCTCTTAACGATATCCGCTAATAGGACACCGCCAGAGTAATTCTGAAACGGAGCAGCCATTCAGATTACCTTTAAAAAGTTTTTTGCGATACCCTAATCACAGATAAGGGAATTAGTTTCACAGAAACTAACTATTTTTGAGCCTCTTGCTTGAGCACTGCTGCAAGCTGCGGATCTTG